AAGTGTATATGCGAAACATTATGGCTGTTAGCCAATATTAATCGGTAATTTATTTAAGTATTTAATATGTTTTGTATGTGGCAATATTTCAGGTTTTTCATAAATACTACTAATTTTTTTTACATCATCTTTAAAGATTACCCATTCATGCAAAGACCGTTGATATTTTAATATACCACCATATTGATGCCCCCAATCCTCAAAAGTTTGGTTATAAGGGATAATATGTTGTTTTAAATTTACATCATAATAAATATCTACCCAAACAAATACTCTTTTATTACCATTATAAACATCTGTAACCTCTAATATATCCCCATGATAGATAAATTCTTTTATTTTATCATTATATACAAAAGGCAACAAACAGCTAACAGCATCTAAATAAGATGCCTGATTCAGTTCTTCGTTCATAGCTTTGTGGTCTCTTTCATCCATTGTTTTTTATATTTTATTGTTGTGGTGGAATACGCCACTTCGTTTAGCCGCTTATCGTTGGTCTGTATTAAAGTGTATTAAACTACACTATTGCATGAATTTTTTATTAAATTAACTACAAAAACTATAATAAGTGCTTTATACTTCTCTATTCCTTAATTCCTTAATTCAGTCCAAACAAACAAGCCAAACAATACTCCGCTAATTGATTGCCATAAACGTACCGATAATTTGCGTTTTGTGATACTTTTACGTTGTTCCTCAATCAATCTATCTGCTGACTTGTTTAAGGTCTTTAAATCGACTATAATAGATTCATCTATCTTAACTACATTCTGCAAGGTATCAAATGCAGATTTATATGCTTTCTCGTTTATTGCTGACTTAATCCATTCGTTCATCTCAGCACCAGTGAAACAATACTTAGCGGTATCCTTTTGAGCGTAAGAATGAATCGATAAAGATAAGGCGAGTACTATCAGAATTAGTGTATTTCGTTTGTTCATTAGCTGAAGTGTTAAATATGTTTGTTATGTTTACTTTGGATTTCTCTCTTATGATCTCCTTCTCCTGGATGACACGAATAGTACTATCCTTTACTTTGATGTAGGTCTTATACTCGTTCTTACTCGGATCAGGCATTTTAGTTAGGTACATGAATATAACTATAGCTATAATTCCTATGTAGATGTAATCTCGTTTCATTTATTTTATTTTTGTAGTCAGAGCAGGATTCGAACCTACATTTGTATATGTTTGTGACCTCGACTGTCGCTGTATCCTCAAACTAAATCACCTACCGATGTGCGTCTACCATTCCGCCATCTGACCATTCAATTATTTATCCTCAATTAGTTCATCCAAAAGTACGCAATAATTTGCAAGGTCAATAATGGAATCTTTAATACTTTCATTTGATGGTATCTGACCATTCAACAGCACCCCTAATCGTGCCACTTTTGTAGCAATTAACGATAGGCAGTTCTGTTCCGGTGATAACTGGCAAATAGTACCTGCTAACTTAAAATTCGATAGTCTATCCTCGTTTGCATAGTCATTGCCTTTGCTTGTTAGAATTTCCCTTTGTCTCTTGAAAAAGGTGTTGATGTGCTGTTTTTGTTCTTCGGTTGTCATATTATAATTTATTTAGTTCGTTTTTAACTTCTTGCCAATAGTACATCATTGATTCTACGCAAGTATGTAATATCTCATCTACACAAAACAATGCACAAAATTTTGCTTCCATTTTAGCACCTTCATTTGAGTAAATTGAATCAGGATATCTTTGATAAAATGTAATAAATAGGTCTTCTGCTTTTTCTTTTGGTGTCATTATATTACGATTTTAATGAATATAATTAGTAATGTTATTATTATTGCTACAAAAGATAATTCTAACCAAAGAGGCGAGTCTTCTTTAGTTTTTGAGTAATCATCATACTTATTCTTTTCCATAGTTATTTATTTTTAAAATTATTCTATCAAAACAATATCCATTTCCTAATTGAGAATCGTGTAAATCTATCTCAATCTCAATTTCTCACAATTTGGATTCTTAACAAACCACTCTAAGAACTCATCATCAATAGCTTGTACACCATCTTTGATTAGGTCTTGGTCTGTTGTTAGGATGATTTTTCTTAATCCTTTATTCAGATGATGTCCTTTTTCAATACCTAAATATTGTTGCGGTTTATCACACAAGAATAAATTTCCAAAATCATCAAACATTAAAGTCCAATCACCTTCTTTAATCTCTTCATCAGATGTGATGTAGATGTTGTTGTTTATTTTATGTATGTTTTTCATTGTCTTGTTTGTTTAGTATTGTTTTTAACTGATTAAATATACTTTCGTTTTGCTCACCCCAATACATATCACATTTATTATCCTTAATAGGAGATTCCATAAAGTAAGACTGCCATACTGAATCTTTAGCTGTGTATCTTTTGCACTTCTGTTTTATTGGGCAATTTTGCCCTTTGCATTTCGTTATGTCGCTCATATTAATTTTTTTAAATGCATTGTAACAAAGGTTGTGTTATAGTGCAAAATTATGTTATAATGGTTATACCCTTTCTATTGTAAAACAAATGTAAGGATATAACCTTGTTCAAAACGGACAATATATCCGTTCTTTTTTCTCTTTGATTGACTTCCAATCCTTAGATAGCTTTTCCTTTATTGCTTGTCTTATGAACTGAGATACGTTCACATCGTAGGACTTCAAAATCTTTAATGATTCGCTTTGTTCTTGCGTTAATCTAACTTTATGAATCTTAGTCTTTTGCATTGTTTTGTGTCCTCTTTTATAGCGTGTAGCAAGTAGTTACCTGCAAGCGTAAGAACCCCACTGAACAGACATTGCTTTTGCTATTCCAGGAAAGGTTTTACTTCTTAAAGTTCGATTTGCTTCATTATTGGTTGATGCACTTTCAGCAAACCATTTAGGCATAACTTTACCACTTTTAGCAGTCCACATTTCGCCTTTGCCTACGTGAGTTACTTCGCTATCAAATAAATTAGGTTCTTTATTGTGGTATAATGGTTTCAAATTTTGCAACCATAAGCAAGTTGTTTTTTGAAATTCATCACCAAAATAGTACGGTTGTATTATTTGTGGTTTTGGCAATCTTTTATCACCATTCATTGCACCCATTGGATTTTCCATATAAACATACTTTGCTTTTTTACAGGCATATTCCCATAATTTAATTGTCCATTCAACAGCTTCTAATCTTTCAAAATGCTTTTCTTTTCCAGGTGCATAATGCCTATTTCCGCTCAAAGTCATTTTCGTACAAACAGGGTGTAATCCTATAAAATCCCAATCCATTAAATCAATAGCTTTGAAAATATCCATTTGCAAATGATACTCAGGAAGTCCACCGCTACACTCTTTTAAATCACAACTATATGCTTCAATTCCTAAATCTCTAAATGCTTTACATACCGTTTGACTTTCTTCGCAACCAATTAGTACACGAAAAACGCCAGCAGGTAACACGTGTTTGCCAAAAGGCGGGCTGACGTGCAAGCCCTGAGCATCTGTATTTCTATTTGACATTTGTACTTAATTTAACATTTGTAATTCTAAACCCGCCCTTCGGCAAGCACCATACGTTAGGGCGATACTTTAAGAAACACCCTGCTTCGATTGAAACAACTCTGACAATTTATAAATAGTATCAGCCATTTGACCAAACTCATTACTAATTTGTTCAGCAATATCTTTTGACAAATCATAGTTTTCAATAGTTTCTTTAATACGCTTTTGGAACAATTCTTTGTTTGCTCTTATTGTTTCATTCATATAAGTTATTGCCAAACTTTCATCTTTATCCCAAGCGTCTTTTTTCTTAAAAACTTCATAACTGAAACTATCTTTATTAATGACTTCTAAAGTTTTTTTCTTGATTAATTCTTCACAATTAGGAATGTACTTTTGCACTTCTTCCATTACGATTGAATGAGAAATATTCCCAATTACTCTTTGGATTTCTGTATCTAATTGAATACCTTGTTTATCATTAAACATTCCCTTTTTAATTGTTTCTTTAAATGCTTCAATAGCATATTCTTTTTTCTCTGATTCTGATAGATAATCGTTTATATCTATTACAATTGTTGTTTCCATTTTTTATATTTATTTAATTGTTAAAAATCTATTTAATTCACGAAGAAAAGCATCGCCTAACAAGGTATTGCCAAAAGTGGGGGTTTCGTGCTTTCTATAAACTTTTGTATCTATATTCATCTTTTGTACTTTTAATTAACTTTGGTGGTTTAATGCCCCACCTTCGGCAATACCCGATACGTTAAGAATCAGTAGATCTGATTCAGTCCATAGTTTTTTCATAGTTTTAATTTGTTTATTTTGTTAATTCCAAATATTTTTCCATAAAATCATCAAAGGACTTTACTACAAAGTAATATCCATCTGCTCCTTCTATCTCCAATTGGTATTTCTTTTGATGTTCTGACATCCTATCCTTACCTATTTTTACTTCCCATTTTACAGATACACCAATCATTCTGCCATTTATGTTCATTCGAATCGTAGAACTTATATCGGCACTGCCCTTTGTTCCTGTTCCTTTCTGCCATTCAACACTACCTATCATTCTCTTTTGTCCCAATGCATCAGATACTACCTTTGTCTTATCAATCATTCTTCCAGTAGTATTAATCCGCTCAGCTTGTCCTCCATGCAGATTGATCCAGGCAATTACGCACTTCGTTAGTCCATTGGCTGTCTTATCTGTAAACTTAGTGAGCGGAATGTACGCAGGTGGCATTGATGGATACTTCTTACATTCCTCTAAATGCTTCAACTCGATTAGTTTTTTTAGCATTTCAAATATTTATAAATCATTTGTAAACTTACACCTAATAACTCAGCAAGATCCTTTTTATCAATATCAGGATTAGACTTTAATATCTCTATACATTTCTCTTTATTAGTCTTGTCCTTATGATTAAACATTACCTTCTTTGCATCATTCTTTACAGCAGAATCAATCTTAATCTTCTTTGCCATATTGACAAAGTACTTACTCAGCTTCTCTGCTTTCAATACACTATCTTTACTTATCGACAGCATTTCTCCCTTATGACAATCATAGTAATCAAATAGATGAATCATTAATGCAAATCTCGGAATGTATGACTTCTGTTTCGGCAGCATCGACTTCATGTATTCATTCTCAAATTCGCTGTTTTGAACTTTGGTGATCTCATTGAATATCCTCTTCCATTCTTTTTTAGCTTCAGCATCAAAATTACAGATATAAGATTGAATCTCTCCTTCATTAGTATACTCAATCAATTCTCTCTTTACTACTTGATAGAAGGTAACAATGTAATCATTATACCAGGTTAAAATATCTTCAGACATCTCATTCTCATTATAGTGATCAACCTCAAGTTCAGGGAAACAAGTCAGCATCCTATCAATAAATCCATTATCTTTGTTCTCTTCAGTAAAGAACTGAGTCAATATAGATGGTTGTATACCTCCTAATACCGGAATGATTGGACTTTCTACAAATGAACTCTTAGCTGTCTTTCTGTTTAATGTTATTCCTTTGTTTGACCAGGATGATAACCAAAACTCTAAATCTGATCCTGCTCTATACTTGTTCATGTCCTTAAACCATCCTGCTAACTCATCCTTAAATACACCTACACTATTTTTATTCTCTTCATGCAGTTCAATTAATGCTTCTTGAGTGATGTCATTAACGATAAACTGAGTCTTAAATGGCTTCTTAATCTCTTCAGTATATTCCTTTTCTTTCTTATCTAACTCAACAAATGCCTCATATTTTTTGTACTGCTTAATGAATGTCTTTATTTCTGTATTGTTTAGCTTCGATAGTGGTTGTATGATGTGAGATATACTTGGAGTCTTTCCAATACCTGCCTTACCTACAATACTTATCCATACATTGACTGATTCAATCCATCCCGATTTAACCTGAATCTTAAAACTATTACCGATGATTACAGATATTAGCCATAACAATGAGCATCCCATGAAATCTATTGAACTGTCTAATGTCTTATTACATTCAAGCAGGTAGTTCTGTATTCTGATCGGGAATATTTCAATCGGGAACTGGAGGTCTTTCTTATCAATCTTAATAACTCTACTCAATGTCTCTACTTCCTTAATTACTCTGCTACCATATCCTTTTAAATAAAGTTCCTTAGCAGATGCACTCCAGTCTCCTTTGTGATATTTATAGGTATAGACTGCAAATGGATTCAATCCTTTTTCATTAGGATACTGTGTTCCGGTAGTGAATAAGAACATTAAGTCCTTATCATGGAATAAGTATCCGCTATGAGCAGATGTCGCTCCATGTCTCCGAATAATGGTCTTGTTAGATAGCTTCTTAATCACATCGAACTCATCCTCTATCAATTCCCATACAGATGTCCTGGTGTTATAATCATCCCATACAGATACAGATACATTAATCGATTGCTTATGAACCTTATGATCAATCTTCACCTCATCCTCAATATGGTTATAGTACTTACTACATTGAAACAGTACTTCTCTATCCTTAATGGATATTTCTGATATCTGAGTATAGTTCTTCTTAGAGATGCAGTTATCATAAATAAACACATAACCTGCCTTTCCTCTCGTTTCGATAATTGCTTCTTTATAATCCTTTAACTTAGCAATCTTCTGATTCCCTCCGATCTCTTCACATTTGTAAAGAATGTGGTATCCATTGTTTACTGTCTTGTAGATGACAAATTTATCATCGAAATCATCAATATTATCATTCAGAAAAGAGATGTACTCATTCCAAAAGTCCTGCTGCATTTTTAACGATGGTAGAATCTTTAGGTCAATATCGATAACTTCCAGGTTATTATAACCCGTGCAGATACCGAATCCTTTTGTACTATCTAAATTATAGTTCTTTTCCAAATCATTCTTTGTAATCTGCTCTGTTTGGTATTTCTTCCATTGAACATTAGGTACTTTCTTATCTCCAATGGTGATGATAGACAAGTCATGATCCAGTAATTTGTTAAGATATGATAGGGATATTTTTTTCATAGTTTTTATAGTAGATTGCAATGATACAAAAATATTTCGATTTTAAACTCTTTAAACCAATTTTAAACCAAACAATTCAATGTTAATAGGCATTTACAAGTTTTTAAACCAGTTTAAGGTTTAAAGTGTAAAATCAATATTTTTTTTTCAGAAATTTATTTTATTTTATTTTTCTGTTTTTAAACCATAAAGGTTTAAAGTATTGATTCTATTGCCTTGTATCGTTTTTTTTGGTTTAAAATGGTTTAAAAAGTTTAAACCATAATAAAACCTATAAATTTCTTTATAGGTCTTATTATCATCTAATTACCTAAAAAGGCATATCATCAATAACTGGAGGTAATGTTTTCATGTTCGGTGCTGTACCAATTATATCGACTTTCCAGCATTCAATAGTATTGAAGTACTTAACCTCTCCTTTAGGACTTGTCCATTCTCTGCCTCTTAAATTGATTTCTAAGGATACTTCAGTACCTATAGATAGATTATCAAGCATAACACATTTATCATTCGTACATTGTACAGAAATGTGCTGCGGATACGTTGGATTGTCATTAGTGGTAATCACCAATTCTCTTTTCTTGAACTTATCGGATACCTGTTCTGTTTGTCCGACTAATTTTACTTTGCCTTGTAGCTTCATTTGTTTTTGTTTTTAATTGTTAATTTTACCTAATTTACTTTTAATTTTATTATCATATTCCTCAAGGTACTCTCTGCATTTGACAACCTTGTCAATAATCTCCTGGACTAATATGGAATCTGATTCCACATTATACGCAATCCATCTCTCCTCCAATGGCATATCTGAGTATATCACCTCAGTACCATAGTTACATTCTTCCGGTGTATCACATAGACCATAGAATAGAATAGCTTTTGGCTTATTGTACAGTTCCATGTATCCTCTTAACTGCCACTCGTAATCCTTATCTAATCCATTACAAGCTGCATGAAGTCCTTTTCTGTTCCATACCGACTTAACATCAACAATACAATCATCAAGCTGAACATCACAAGTACCAATTAAATATTCATTCTCTTTACGTTCATCGTTTTTAAATGCTATTCCCTTATCTAATACAGATGCCATTAAGTCAATACATTCATTCTCTACCATATTGCCCTTATCAAAGTATTTTGAATGAATTTCTTCTTTATCATTGGCATACCAGTTCTCTAAGTACGTTTTGCATCCTGCTGATAACTCTCCTTTTACTTTAGCATTGGACATAATTTGTCCAATTGCTGAGCATCTTATCTTAAATAATCGCATCTCTTACCTCCTTACTTAATTTGTATTTAGTTTCTACCTGCTCAATTGTAGCTTTTCCATTTGTGATTGCATCCTTTACTTTGATGAAGTTTGGACTGTCTAAGGTTAGTTCCGGCAATGTCTTAATTACTTTTTCAGATTTAATACGCAATGCATCAATGAACTCACCGAATGCTTTGATTTTAACTGTTACTAATTTAAATGATGTTCCAATCCATTTCTCCACATAAGGAGATTCGGATAGTTTAGTCAGCATCTTACTGTTGGTGGCATTCATGATCATAGGTTTGTAACCTTCTGCAAAGTATACGATGGTGTGTTCTTCAGTTCCTTCCTGACCTTTTACCATTTCTCTCTTTACATCTTTAACTGTTACGATACGTTCCTCGCCAGGTTGAAAGTCATACGATCCTAAATATAAAGGATTCTGTAATTTTTTCCAATGTGTTAGCTGTTTTTCCATAGTTTTTGTTTTTTGTAAATGTAATTAATTTATTAATAAAGAACTGTAATATTTAACACTAAAATAAGAGATAAAGTGTGAATCTGTCTCGGCATTATACCGGATGTGAGCATTCGGAAATGTCTTTTGTATTTCCTTTAATTCTGCGATCATTTCTTGCATCTTCCTACAATATTATATTCGTTAATACAAAAGATGGTAACTGAATCGCAATACTGCTGATACTTCAATACATACTCAATCTTTACTGCTTTGATCTGTTCAGCTGACTCTTTGCTTTTGTTGATGTAACTTCCTGCATAGATGATGGTAATTAAGATTACAAGTAGTAACCATTGGACGTCTTTCTTCATACTTGATAAGTTTTATAGATTTGTGTGTAGTGATCAATTCTGCTATCTTTGGGATTCATCTCTATGATGCTGAACAATTCTCTTTCGATTGCATAAATTTGAGCGATGCGTTCTTTTTTATCGTTTCCTCTTAAAGTAGCTGAATGAATAGTAAAGTCCTCATATTTGTTTTTTACATACTTATAGGATAACTTTAGATGCTTTGCTGTTGTTTCAGGTGTCATGCCTTTAAGATAGCAATCGTATACCTGTTGCTGTGAATTTGCTTCTGTTATTTTAGTCATTTCTTATTTATTTAGTTCTAACCATTTTTTACATATTTCATAAGCCATTACTCTATATTGCGATTTTAGACTATTATCATTCGGAAATTCAGATTTGTTATTCCAAAAATCATTTTCCCATTCTTCAACAAGTCTTGTGTAGCAACCTAACTTAATGTAATGCTTATTATCTTGTGAGATAATTGGCATAGCTATATAAGTGTATAGTCCTGTAAAAACTATTGTTTTTAAAACTTTAATACCACTAAGGTCAGCACCACTAAGGTTAGCACCACTAAGGTAAGCACCACTAAGGTTAGCACCACTAAGGTAAGCACCACTTTTAATAGCTTCAATAATAGTATCTTTGATAGTATTATTTTCTTTTAAGTATTCAAATAATATTGAACCTGTAAATATATTTTTTATTTCTATTTTAGTCATTTATCGTAAGTTTATCTAAGCAATCTGAACATACATCGATTGCTCTGAAGTTAATAATTAATATGTGTAAATCCCAATCTGAACATTCTCTTCCGCATTCATGACATTTCGTATCATTCTCCGGTGGTGTTGCAAATTTCCAATCATCATAATTCATATCAGGTTCTCCTCTCTTAAAATTATCATTTGACAGAAGGTGAACTCACCATCCTTTAATCTTGAATACAATGTACTTCGACTGATATTCAGCATCATTGATATTGCTTTCTTACTCATTCCTTTGCGTTTTAAAGACTTTTCTAATACTTTGCCGTAGTTTATTTCTCTCATCATTAGTATTCAATTAATTGGGTTTCTCTTCTATACTTCATCTGACTCTTAACATGGATCGTTACTTTATCCTTACTGAAGTAGAACATTCTCTCTTCATTGCCAAACATCTCAAAAGGTTCGTATATCTTAACATTGTAATCTGTTGCTAATAGTTTAAGAATGTTATCATTCGGTACAAAGATCTTCGCTGTAATACCTTCTACATCTAATGTGTTAAGTAGTGTGATCAGTTCGTTAATTTTGGTTTGTGTTTCTTGTTTTGTCATAGTTTTTGATGGTTTTAGTTAAGGTTTGATTGTTTCTGTTTTTAATGTATTTCATCCATGCAGAGTAACTTATGAATCTGTGATCAGGATGTGTAGTGGATTGTATTAGTATCATTGGTTATTAATTAGATTGGTTAATATGACTTGATAATCTTTTTGTCGCTCCGTTTACAGTTCTGTAAGGTTTACTTAAAAATAATACTTCACCATCATTAAATTCAAATACTGCAAAAAAAGATTTAGCAATAAATTTAACTTTGTAAGTTCCGGTGTTAGTTACTTTTGTCATAGTTTTTAAGTTTTTAATTGTTTGTTTGATTACGATTGTAAAAGTATTATTTATTTACATTGGCCCGACATAAGTGTATAAAAATAATTGTAACTTACTGATAATGAGGGAGAAAAAATGCAAAATAATTTGGAATAATTAGCACATATCTGTTTTTTCTTATTTTATTAGGTATCTTTGAATGTGAAAAGAAACGATATTCTCCTGTTTATCTACAATTCTAAAGCTGTCAAGTCATCTGCAATCCGCATTACAAAAGGAGATGACCTATATAATGACCTCTTATCTGAACTGTTGATTATCGTTGCTGAGATGGATATTGAATATCTGGTTAATCTTTATAATAAAAAGACTTTAGAGATATACTGTTATAAGATTATGTACTATCAGTATACTCAACCTCACATGGCTTTCTACAAGAAATATAGAAGCTGCGAAACAACAACAAATGGAGAAGTATACGAGGATGATAACATAGATCAGATACATTCTGATGTAGTATTACTAATGAATAAGATAGAGAAGAAGATAGCACAGAAACGATTTCCAACAGAATTTAGATTGCTTGAACTATACGTTGAGCATGGTACTTATAGGAAGGTCGGAGCATTGGTGGGTATATCGTTTAAGACAGTTCAGTACATGGTTAAAAATATAACAGAAAAAATAAAAACACAATATGATATTAGTTGTAACAAGTAGCAGAATTACAGGTCTGCAATATCACAGACAAATAGTTCCTTTTGCATCATTAGGGATTGAAGTAGAATTTACTTATAATGAATCTGAATTAACTGATGACTATTTAAAGAAGTTTAAATGTATATCCTTCCTGCGAGAGATTAAGTCTGATGTGACCAGATACAAACGATTAGGTCTTAAAGTACATTTCGACATTGATGACTATTGGGTATTACCTAAGAATCACAGTCTATATCTTCAGTATAAGAATAATGGTTATGCTGAAAATACTATACAAGCATTAAAGGATGCTGACTTTATTACTACTACAACAGATTACTTAGCAAGTAGAATCAGAGAATATAATCAGAATGTGTACGTATTAGCAAATGCCATCAATACGGAGGAGGAACAATGGCAACCGAATCCAATCGAGACCACACATAACAGAATGAGATTCGGATATGTAGCAGGTGTACATCACATTGCTGATGTAGAGATGTTATATCCTGAACTAATGAAGCTGTATAAAGATGAAACCATCAGAGGGAAATGGCAGCTATTGACAGCAGGTTATAATTTCAACCAGGATGCAAAAGGTGAGATAACACCGAATCCATATTACAAGTATATTGAGCAATGCTTCACTGGAGGGTATCACCTATTGAACTTGAACTATAGAGAGTTACTAATGTCGAATAGAGTATTAGAGTTCAAAGATATGGATGAGCCGTACATGAGATTGAATGGAATGCCGATCTTAGAGTATGGTAAGCTATACGATTCAATTGATGTGGCATTAGTTCCGTTGATCAGCACAGAATTTAACCGGAACAAATCGCAGCTTAAACTAATCGAAGCAGGATTCAAAAAGAAAGCGGTGATCGTGTCCAATGTGATTCCTTACAGAGATGATATTACTTTAAAAAATGTATTAGTATCTGCCGATAAGAAATGGAAGGATAACATTAAGTACCTGGTAAAGAATCCGAATAAAGTAGAAGATCTCAAAGAGAATCTGTATGAGTATGTATCGGCAAGGTATGACATTAAGATAGTAAATATTGAACGTAAACAGATATTCGATAGATGGTTAGCATAGGAATAGGGATAACTACTTACAATCGACCTGAGTGCTTAAAAGAGTGTTTAGAGCATATCTACAAACATACGTTTACAAATAATGTAAAGATTTATATAGCAACAGATACCGATGAAGATCGTAGAGGTGTAGCATTCAGAAAGAATGAATGTCTCAAATCCTTAAAGAATTGTGACCATATCTTTCTATTCGATGATGACTGCTATCCGATTAATGATGGTTGGATTGAGTTCTTTATTAATGCAAACAAAGAGCATTTATTATATCTAAATAAGAATCATGTGCAGTTATCTGATGATGGGCATTGCAGTTATTATCATGATTGTGGAGGTGTATTTATGTATATTAGAAAGGATGCATTAGATAGGGTAGGTGCATTTGATGAAAAATTCATGCATTTTGGTTTTGAACACGCAGATTATTCAATACGAATTTTAGGAGAACGTCATGCTTATCCGATGCTGAATGGTACTGATAACTATATCTATTCAAAGGATTACTCAGATTACTTATTCCATAGTTCTTCAATCTCTATTTTAGAGAGGAATCAACACATCAAAAATAATTGGGATAAATTCTTTAACGAACCTATAAAAAATGTATTTTTGCCATTATGAGAATCCTATTCAAATATACTACGAGATCAAGACGATCTAACTTTCTTAGAGGGTATGATTCTATATTGAATAAAATAGTAAATAAAGAGGACTATCACATTCTGATCTCAGTTGATAAAGATGACCAAAGTATGTATCCTCTTCCGGTATTAGATGGTAACCATACCTTTGTAGTGGGTAACAGTAAGAATAAGATTGATGCTATCAATAGAGACCTAAACGAGTTTGATTATGATTGGGATATACTTATTAATATGTCTGATGATATGATATTCACTAAGAAAGGATTCGATGATATTATTCGTGCAGAATTTTACAATGACTTTAATCAGTATCTTCACTTTAATGATGGCAATCAGAAGTGTAATGTCTGCACCATGCATATTGTAGGAAGGAATTATTATGACAGATTTAAGTACATTTATCATCCCGATTACATATCTTTATGGTCAGATGTTGAAAATGACATTGTAGCGAAGCAATTAGGATGCTATAAGTACATGGGTGATAACCTTAAATTATTTAGACATCTTCATCCTGCATGGGGGTTAGCACCTCAAGATGCATTAAGTATTAAGACAGAAGATAGAGCATTATGGGTAGCAGATGAGATGACATTTAACAAACGTAAAAAAATAAATTTTGGACTATAAATTATCAATTCTGATTCCTACACTATCAAGTAGAGCAGAACAATGTATGTCATTAGTAGATAAGATACTTGATCAAGTTGAGAAAGGCAATTATACTGGATTAGTTGAAATAGTTACTCTATATGATAATGGTAAGAAATCAATAGGAACGAAGAGAAATGAACTTATTCAAATGGCTAAAGGTGAATATGTTTGTTTCATTGATGATGATGATGAAGTTGTTACTAATTACATTCATTTATTAATGGAAGGAATAGTTAAAGGAGTTGATTGTTGTTCATTGAGAGGTATCATTACATGGGATGGGATGAATCCCGAATTTTTTGAGCATTCAATCAGATATAAGAGTTACTCTACAACAGATAATGTTATCAAGTATGAACGATTCCCTAATCACTTAAACTGCATTAAGAAATCTATTGCCAATCAAATAACATATCCTGAGATTAGTCATGGCGAAGATACTGACTTTGCTCATAAACTTTATGCAAGTGGATTGATTAAGACTGAACATTACATTGATAATGTATTATATCACTATCGTTTCATTTCAAATAAATAAATGGATAAAATAATTAAGTGTAAAAAGTGTTTAATAGATACAAAACAAACAAGAGGGTGCAACCTTTGTTTAAGTTGTTTCACAGAAAATAGAAGACTATATTATAATGCATATAATAAAACTGAAGCACAGAAAAAGAAAAGAACTGAGTACGCAAGAGAGTATAGAAAAGATTCGGATAATCTAAAGAAGCATATAGAATTAGTAGTTAGATACAATAATTCAGATGTAGGTAAAGAAAAGAGAAAAGCGTTTGAAAAGACAGATAAATACAAAAATTGGGTAAAGAAAAACTCAAAAGAAAAATATGCTAACGATGAATTTTTTAGATTAAACAGAGTATTAAGGTCAAGAATAAAAATGGCTTTAGGTAATTATAAGAAGTCTAATAAAACAAAGAATTTAGTTGGGTTAGATATTAATGATTTAAAGGTGTATTTAGAATCAAAATTTACTGAAGGAATGAGTTGGGATAATTATGGATATTATGGGTGGCACATAGACCACATTAAACCATGTTCATTATTTGATTTAAGTAAAGAAGAAGAACAAAAAAAATGTTTCCATTATACAAATATGCAACCATTGTGGAGATTAGATAATATGAAAAAAAGTAATAAATATACATTATGAGAGGTGCAATAAGTTATTCTTTATTCGGTTATGAGCGTGAGCGTAATGCTGACTGCTTTGACTTCAATTCATATCTGCGAGGGTTGATGATTAACATCAGAATGAATCGATTATTGTTTCCAGGATGGGACATAATACTTCAGACAGATACATCAACCTATGAAGGATGGAAAAGTCTATTGGATAGATTACCGATTAAACTTGAAGTACATCAGGATAAAGTACCTTTAACTTTGGCAATGCTTTGGAGATTAAGACCGGCATTTGACCAGAATTATACGCACATCCTTTGTAGAGATTTAGATAGTCCTGCAACATACAGAGAAGTACAAGCTGTTCAATATTGGATTAATAGAGACAAAGCTGCTCATGCCATTACTGATAGCGTTAGTCATGATGTTCCTATGTTAGGTGGCATGATTGGATTCAGACCTCAGTATTTTATGGATAAGGTAGGTGTAAGAACATGGGGAGATTTAATACGAAAAGAATCGGGGTATGATTGGAGCAGAAAGGGTAATGATCAGGCATTCTTAACGCACATCGTTTATCCTTGTTTTGCTAAGCAAGGTGTTGATAGTATTACTCAACATTATTGTTTAGGGATGCCGAATAGCTTCCTATCTGATTATCACAATAAAATTCAAGACATTGAGCTAAATATTCCTATTGAATACAAAGAGAGTAATGATGTCTGTGGTCACATTGGTAGTGCAGGATATTACAATGGACAGATGAGCAGATTTATAAATAAAAATGCTGATAAATTCCTGGACTTAATAGAGATTGAAAAGGATTATTCTGACTTATTTAGTTGGGTTAAAAACGGATGCTATTGAACGGAACAGTCATTGATATAGATGGAATTTCAGTACAAGTTATCCCAATTGAGATGCAGGATAGTACAGACAATGCACATCTATTAACTATTACAGATGGATTTAAAACAATAACCTTAACTATATCTTATGGAAGAATCACAGATGAAGCGATACGTTGTAATATCGACAAATAATAATCCCGATTACTATTTCTATGCTCCATATCAAGAGAAAGCATGGAATAAGTTAGGATGGAATCTTTGTGTAATGTGTACGAATGATGTTGATACTAATCAGTTAGGTCTTTCTTCACCAGGTACAATCGTAGTTAAGTTACCAATGCTTAGTGAACTAAGAACAGAAACGATAGCACAGGCGAGTAGATTATATGCTGCTAACTATCTTCCTATGGATGCTTTGATTATGACTTGCGATATGGATTTAATACCATTGTCTGACTATTGGAATCCTGATCGCAATAATATAACTGTCTATGGTCATGACCTTACTGACTATTCTTACTTTCCGATGGGATATACTGCTATGTTAGGCAGTAAATGGAAAGAAGTAATGAAATGCTCATACAATACTGAATCTGACATGATGCGAGATGCAACAGAGTATTCATACATCACAATGTCAAAAGAATGGGAACAATGGTGGAACTATGACTGGACATTACTTACTGACAGATTGAAGAGATATAACATTGATCATAAGATAAGAGGTAGACAATCGAATGGATTCGCTTATGGTAGAATTGATAGAGGTAATAGTATGGCAATGATTCAAGGAGAATTAATTGATGCTCATTGTGAAAATAACAATGTAAGGCATCCTGATAAAATAAATAAGTTTATATCTTTATACGAATCAATATACGGAAAATTATGAGAGAACAATTTTGTGCGAGTGGTGGTGACTTAGCTTACTATCCTCTATTATTTAAAGCAATGGAATCGACTGAAGGTTCTATCATGGAGTTAGGGATGGGATATGGTTCTACACCTCTACTAAATGAATATGCTACTAAGTATAAACGAGAACTATCTTCTTTTGATTATAATCAAGAGTGGAGATCAAAGTTCGATAATATTCTTAATGCATATCACAAAAGCTATCTTATCAAAGATTGGAACGAAGTATACTCTAAGTATACATCAGCATCTGTTATCTTTATCGACCAATCACCAGGAGAGGAACGCAAAGTAACTATTGAGAACTATAAGAATACATCCGGTATCTTAGTGATCCATGATACAGAACCAATCGGTGCAGGTGACTATCAAGTGAGACCATTGTTTAGTAAGTTCAAATACAAGGTTGAAGTTCAGACAGATGGAGCATGGGCAACAGCGTTAAGTAATGAGATAGATATTACTAAATGGATAGGGGAGAGATTCGGAGATTATATAATTGTAGCTTAAATATTGCACAAAACTAATAAATAATATACTTATAATATGACAGCAGAACAATATAATGAATGTCAGAAGTATAGAGGGGTTATAAATCTCTTTGTTACTTCAGGGCAATGTTTAGGAGGATTGGATGGGTTATTTGATTACTATGGTGTAAGAGGGCAAGACAGATCATGTCCTTCCTGCATCAGTCAGTTCTTACTTAACAGACATTCTGAACTAATACAATATGAACATGATAACAATTTGTAAAGTAGTATGATAACAATTTGTAAAGTATGTGCTATAATGGATCAGAATATCATTCCGAAAGAATGTGAATGGTGTGAGTTATGCTCTTCGTTCATCTGTAAAGAATGCAAACCGAATCTAATTAGAAGAGGAATGGCAATGATAAAACTTAAATTAAAACAAGGTGGCAGCTCCCAAAAATAATCTCTTCGCATTAGGTCATCATTATGGTAGACCAAAGCAATATCCAACAGCATTAGAGCTACATAATGAATGTGTTGCTTATTTTGATTGGTGTGTTGAAGCGAAGGAGGTAATAACTATTACAGGTTTATGTATCTATTTAGAGATTTCAAGAACTACATTAATGAGATGGAAGAATGGAGATATAGATAACGAAACGGATATCTTTAGTAACGTAATAACAAGGGCGATAGCTATTGTAGAAAATGCATACGAAAAGAAGTTAGATACGTTTACATTCGGTGGTGCTATCTTTGCGTTGAAGAACATAAACAAAGAGTACTGGAAAGATAAGATAGAAGCAGAAGTAAACCAAACCAATACAAATGTCACAGCCGCTTTCGGTGCAACTGTACAGTCCCCATCAGAATCAGCAGATGATTCACGAATCGATAGCTAATGGACATCATAAGTACTATGTGTTATCTATTGGTAGACAATTCGGTAAGTCATTATTGGCTGTCAATCAGGTATTATATTGGTTCTTTAATGTTCCGAATTGTAAGATAGGATGGGTAAGTCCAATCTACAAACAATCAAAGAAAGTATTTAAAGATATAGAGAATGCCTTTGCAGAGAATCCCCATGTATTCAAAAGTAAGAACGGAACTGAACTTACTTTCACTTCGCATAAAAATAGCACTATTGAGTTCTTTAGTGCTGAGCGTTATGATAATATTCGTGGTTTTACCTTTGACTATTTGGTATGTGATGAGTTCGCTTTTATGGATAATGAGGCATGGACTGAGGTACTTCGTGCGACAGTTCTTGTTCGTGGCAAGAAAGTTCTACTAATCTCTACACCAAAAGGTAAGAATCATTTCCATCAGATATTCAACCTTGAGAATCAGAATAGTCAGTACAAGTCATTTCAGATGACATCGTATGATAATCCATTAATCAATCCGACTGAGATAGATGATGCGAGATCAACATTACCTGATCATGTGTTTCGCCAGGAGTATATGGCTGAGTTCGTGGATGGTGGTGCAGGACTATTTAATGATTTAACATTGATTACTAAATCTGAACGGACCAATCGAATGTATGCAGGTCTCGACATTGGTAGAGCGGATGACTATACTGTTCTATCTGTGTTCAATGAGAACGGAGAGATGCATTACATTGAGAGATGGAATAAGGATACATGGTCTAATATCATTGGTAAGGTAATAGCAAGAATAAACGAGTTTAGCTGTTCGACATACGTTGAGGTGAATGGTATCGGTGATCCTATCTTTGAGCAGCTTAGAGATAGAGTGAATGATAGTGGATTGATTATACCATTCCTTACCACATCGAAGAGTAAGCAGGATATCATTGAGCAGTTAGTAGTAGCTAATCAGAATAAAGAAGTAAAGATATTGGATAGAGACTGGCTCATTAAGGAGTTAGAACTATTCACCTATGAGTACAATCCAAAGACTAAATCAGTCAGGTATTCAGCACCTAATGGATTCCATGATGATGCTGTAATGGCAACAGCTATCGGATACCATTCCCTAAAAACAAATAAGCATTCCGGTATTTATCATATTGTTTAAGTTGCACAAATCGATTCAATCTTATACTTATTAGTATGGAATGGAAAGATATAAACATTAAGCAGTACCAGGATCTCTGCAAAGAGATTGATGAGGATTATGCTGATGATCTTGAAAGGTCAATCGGTATCCTGGCAACATTAACAGATAAGTCAATAGCTTACTACACAGATGAGATTCCCTTAAACAAGCTGAAGGAGAAGCTGCAAGGATTAGCATTTATTAAGGACAAACCAAAAGCAGAGAAGGTGCATTCAAAGGTACGCATCGGTAAGAAGCGATTCCGATTTACTCTTAATATGCGAAACATTTCAGCAGGTCAGTACATCGACTTAACTGAACTTGTAAAGGATAAAGAGAAGATCAATGATAACCTGCATACATTCTTATCGGTGTTATGTGAGGAGATCAATTGGTATGGTAAGAAGAAAGATACGATAGTAAGCGATAGAGCAAAGTACATCCAGGAGAACATGAGAATGCCGATAGTATTTAGTATGAGTGGTTTTTTTTTGTCGAATTATCAGCGATTAATAAAAGGTACAAGCGACTTTTTGGAATTGCAGATGAAGAAGATGAGGAAAGCGGAGAAGTCACGAGACCTGGCTTTGTCAAACATTGGGGATGGTATTATACTTTAGACAATCTGAGCAATAACGATAGGACTAAATGGGAATATTTCTTAGAGATGAATGTGATAGAGTTCTTAAATTCATTGAGTTACTTTAAGGATAAGCAGAACTATATTAAGGAGCAGTTAGACCAACAGATGAAGAATGGCAGATAGTCCACGAAAGATATTAGAGAACTATAAGCAGATCATCATTGATGCCTTAGCTGATTCATTAGAGAAGAATGATAAGGTAGTACAGGGATTGTTAGTTCAGAGTATATCGATTAACATTAGGTCATTTGCTACAAACATGGTGATGGAGATTAGTATGGCAGACTATTGGAAGTTCGTTGATAAAGGGGTTGATGGATATGAGAGAAGGGTAGGAAGTCCATACAAGTATAATAAGAATGGGAAACCGATACCAAAGGATGCGATGTTGAAACACATAGCTAACAGAGGGATAACACCGAGAATTACGAATTTAAAGAAAGACAGAAAGATTAAGAGTTTAAAGAATAAGACAGTAAAGAAAGCATTGAAACAAAAGACTAAGCAGGACAGATTAGATTCAATGGCATGGGCAATGGGGGTGAACTTGAAAAAGAAAGGTATCAAACCGACTAACTTTGTTGATGAAGCATTTGACAATAACATATTAGATAACATGAGTAAAGACCTATCTACTGCATTAGGCAGAGAGATATTAATAGATTTCAATTTAGAATAATGGCAATAACAGTAAGACAACAACCGGCTAACTTATTTCCTGCATATAATGATGCGGTGTATATTGTGACCTCATCCAATGTAGCACAACCTAACTTTAAGTTCGTAGCTGATATCTATGTGAATAGTGTGAAGGTAGATCGTATGTTGATCCCTCCACATCCAACAGAGTTAAGTGGTAAGGTAAACGTATCACCATTACTTGAGAGTAGAGTAAGTGTTGATATATCATTAGATGACAATCGGATACTACCGAATAACAATAGTTATGTACAATACGAGGTTAAATTCGGTGAGGCATATGGATCAAGTGGAACAGTAGTATATCCGAATCTAACAACCATATCAGGTAAGTATTTATGGAATGCAGTATTAGACTATCCTACATTCTGTAATTACTCAAGTGGTACTTATATCGGTGATTTCTTAACAGAGAATCCATTAGTAAAGGATGGAATTGAATTGATGGTAGATGATAATGCATGGTTGTATTGGAACAACTATAACTTAGATACAAGCTATGTTAAGGTGATGACTTATGATAGTTTAGGTACATTATTAGATACATTTAAAATAGATAACAAATATAGTACAAGCAGATTTCTTCGGATTCCGACTGGTCCTTATAACATCCTTAATATTCCCGATGCTCAGTTTACTTTAGGAGTTCAGCCGATAATAACAAGTGAGGTAGACCATTATACTGTTCAGACATTTAATAGTTCAAATGTAGGTATATCGGGAGATGCAGAATATAAGATTGTTGAGAATTGCTCCCGATATGAGAAACGAAGATTGCAGTTCTTAAATGAATTAGGTGGGTATGATACGTTTAACTTCACATTAGTTAGTAAGGAAACAATGGACATCGAGCGATCAATGTTTAAGAAAGACTTAGGTTCTTATGGTGCAAGTTACTCGTTTGTAAATAGTCCGAATGACAGAGCATATTCACAATACCATACAAGGATAAAGGATAAGGTAAGCATTCAGAGTGATTGGGTAACAGAGGAGCAGTTAGCATGGTTGGAGCAGTTAGTTACTTCACCTGATGTGAGATTAGATGATGGTTTATATTTGATACCTATTAACATCACAAATACATCATTCGAGAAGAAAAAGGTAGTGAATGAGAAGCTGTTCAATTTGCAGTTAGAATATACATTGAGTTACGATAGATACAGACAAAGACTATAATGAGCAGAACAAAGATATTCTTACCGAGTAGTGGAAGCATTGATATGTATGATGATGTATCAACACCATTAAATTTCTCCATTGCTGATATTAGATTCCCTGAGAAGAGGAATAGTAACTACTCAAAGACCATTAAGATACCAGGAACAAAGAATAACAATCTGCTGTTTGGTAATATCTTCGATGTGAATGTTACTGATGGTAGCTTCAATCCGAATGCAAAAGTTAAAGCAATATTGACCATTGATGATGAGAATCAGATTAATGGGTACATTCAGATGCTATCGATTACCATCAATGATGATAATAAGATTGAATATGAAGTAACTATCTTAGGCAATGTCGGTAACATCTTCAATGCATTAGGTACTGCTGAATTGACTGCCTTAGATATGAGTGCGTATAACCATACCTATGATTATGCAACACAGATAGCATCATGGACAAACGATTACACAGATGGGTATTGTTATCCATTGATTGACTATGGATATGATAACAATCTAACAAGTGTAAATGTAGAGCATTTGTTTCCATCAGTATTCCTTAGAACTTACATTGATGCAATCTTTCAGAGTGTAGGTTATACATACTCATCGACATTCTTTGATAGTGATTACTTTAAGAAGTTGATTGTACCTGCTAATGCTGGTAAGGTAGTATTGACAGATGTACAGATAGCACCAAGACTATACGAAGCAACACAGACAGTACAAACGAGTGGAACGATTCAGAGTGTTTATGATTCATTCTTTGGATTATGGGAGGGGACATTTGCTAAACAAGATGTAATTTATAATAATGAGGTAAGTGATGTAAGCAGTCAATACAATCCTGCTACCGGTGAATGGACAGTATATAAGACTGGATATTATTCATTAGGTGCGAATGGTACTGCAACTGTCTCATTTTTATCTGTAGCTACATCAATGGGTGGTGTTCTTAATCTTGAATGGAAACCTTATTACGGTTCTACCTATTCTAATATTGCACAGGCATACCATGTGATAGTATCAGGTACAAATACGATGTATGTTGGTGTAAGTAATCTATTCTTTAATGCAGGTGATAAAGTAAAAGTTACACTATCTGCAAAGACTACATCATTAACATTATTTGAGACAGATGGAGCATTGACATTCAATGGAGGTACATTTAAGAACCAGGTAGTCAATAGTGGATTAATAGATGGGGATGCTATAACAATCAATCAAGTAACACCATTAAAGATAAAGCAGAAGGATTTCTTATTATCAGTCATTAAGATGTTTAATCTATACATTGACCTTGATCCTAATAACGATAATAATCTACTGATTGAAACGAGGGATGACTTTTATAGTTCAGGAACTAATGTAGACTGGTCTTATAAGTTAGACAATTCCAAGCCGATTGACATCAAGCCGATGGGCGATTTAGATAACAAAGAATTTAACTTTACATATACTGATGATACAGATTACTTCAATAAGAAGTATAAGGATGGATATGCTGAGACCTATGGTAGATTTAGATATGTAACAGATAACGAGTTTTTAAGTAGTGTAAGTGAGAACAAAGTTATTTTTAGTGCTACACCATTAATCGGTGATACTGCAAGTGATAGAGTGATCTCCAGGATATGGGATGTCGATAGTTCAAACATAGTAAAGAGCAAAGGATTTAATATCCGATTACTTTATAATGGAGGGGTAAAGACATCCAATGTTTCATATCAATATAATGGTATTATTAGCGGTGGTCATACTCTTACTCAATACTTATATGCAGGTCATGTCGATGAACCATCTAATCCAACATTAGACCTATCATTCGGTGTTCCTCAAGAGGTATATTATAATACATTATATTATACTAATAACAATATCTTTAATAGATTCCATAAGAAATTAATTGATGAGATAACAGATAGAGACAGTAAGATTATTACAGCTTATTTCTATCTGAGACCATCAGATATCCGCACCTTAGACTTTAGGAATCAGTTCTACTTTCAGAATGATTACTTTAGACTTAACAAGGTATTCGATTATGATCCTTTAAAAAATGATGTAACGAAGTGCGAGTTTATCAAGGTTAAAGATGCCGGTACATTTACACCAACACTCCATTATATGTTAGGTGGTATTAGTGAAGCATTTGGTGCATCAAGTGAGAAACCTCCAATTATCAATACATGGAATGCAGGAACGATTGATAACATCAGAATAACAGGAGGAGCGAGAGCAATGACTGGAGGTAGTGATAATATCTATAATGACAATGTTAGAAGTTGTATAGTGAATGGTAATAGTAATGTTATTGGAGATAGTGAGAATGTGACATTGTTAGGTAGTAGTGGATGTATAGTGGGAAGTGGAATAAGTAATGTAACATTAATCAACACATTTGATACTGAGATTACAGAAAGCAATTCGATGTACATCAATGGTGTGGTATTGAATGAGGATAGCTTAAACCAAACAAAGACAGTAACGATTCCGAGTGCAAGTGTATTGACATTGTTTACTACACCTTACTTATTGATACCATCACCAGGAGCAGGATATTACATTCAGGTATTGACAGCAGCGTGTAAGGTATCGTTTAATAGTATAGCGTATGCAACTGCTACAACATTAGTAATACAAACAGATACAGCAAACAGATCACAACATATTTTTAGTAATGCTTTGAATGCTACAGTAAGTAGGATTGCTGTATCGACTCAGCAAGGTATAAGTGGTGCAGCAGATACTCAGTTAATCTCTAATAAGGCAGTATACTTAACATCACAAACGGCTGATCCATTATTAGGAAACAGCGACATAATTATTTATTTAACCTATAGAATAATACAGGAATAATGGCAGACAAAGAAGTAGCGATAAAGATAAATGTAGATGCCGATGGTGGTGCTAAGAGTTTATCTGAGTTAAAGAAAGAGTTTAGAGAAACGCAAAAGACCTTAGAAGGACTTACAGCAGGATCAAAAGAATATGTTAAGACCTTAGAAAGATTAGGAGGGATTAAGGATGACATAGGTGATCTGAATAGTGAGATCAAAGCATTCAATCCTGAAGGTAAGATACAAGCAGTTAGCAATGTTGTAGGTGGATTGGCAAGTGGTTTTCAAGCTGCTCAAGGTGCTGCTGCATTATTCGGTGCAGAGGGTGAAGAATTACAGAAAACATTACTCAAGGTACAGGCAGCATCCGCATTCGCTGATGGTATTAAGGGAGTAATGGCAATGGGTGATGCGTTCAAGGAGTTAGGTTTGGTTATCAAAGCTAATCCTATTACTGCATTTCTTACTGCATTGTTAGCTATTGGTGCAGCAGCATATGCATTGTATAATCAGTTGAATGGTGTATCATCTGCCACATCTACTTTAACAAAAGAATTAGAAAAACAGAAGAAATCTACTGAACTATTAAACAGACAAAGTACAAGACAGATTGAATTATTAACTGCTCAGGGAGGAAGTGAAAGAGAGATCATAGCAGTTAAAGAGAAATTAATAGCTGCTCAGATACTTGAAATTCAGACAAGCATTAAACTTCATAAATCGAAAGTAGAAGATGTAAAGACTAATAATTCATTGTGGGAAACAACAATGAATATAACTGCTGCTATTGATAGAAAGTTGGGTAAAAACTTAGAAGCTGATGCATTAGAAAAACAAATACAAATAAATAAAGCAGAAAGAGCAAAAGAGGATTTAGATGCGATTGCAAAAGAGAAAGAGGATTTATTAGACTTACAAAATACTTTAAAAGTATTAAGTGCTGAGAAGATAAACATAGGTAAAGCGGAAGCTAAGGAAAAAAAAGAGACAGATGAAGCAAAAGCAAAGAAGGAAACAGAAGGGTATAGAAAGGCAGAAGCAGAATACGATATTTATTTAAAAAAATTAAAGGCAATAAAGGATAAAGCGGATTCAGATGAAAGAAAAACTTATGAAACAGCAAGAGAAGATTATGAAAATCTATTAAAGTCAAAAGCTGCATTAGATGAATACTATAACCAAAAAACAAAAGCAGGTAGATTACAATCTTTAAAGGAACAATTTGATGCCGAGTTATTATTAATAAAAAATGACCAGGCAGCTAAGGACTTACTAACATTACAATATAATGATAAAGTAAGAGCAATTCAAAAAGAGAATAATATTATAAGTTTTGGAGAGCAAAGAGCGGAATTAACATTACAGTTAGAAGCAGATCTATTAGCTGTTGGAGACAATGAAGCTGCTAAACTTGAGTTAAAGAAAAAATATGCAGAAGAGACAAGAGCGTTAAACATTGCAGAAGCACAAGTTAATTTAGAAATAGCACAGCAAAGTAATTCATCAATGCAATCGCTATCTGATTTATTCTTCTCAATTAAGATGGCTAACCTGGAGAAAGGTAGTGCAGCAGAATTAAAAGCAGCAAAGGAACAATTTAAGATTAATAAAGCATTAGCTATAACAAATGGTATCATATCAACCATACAAGGTGTAATTAATGCTCTTACTGCTACATCATCATTACCTGAACCATATGCAACAATATTAAGGGTGGTGAGTGCAGTTAGTGTAGCAGCAGCAGGAGCAGCGAATGTGGCTAAGATTTCAGCTACACAATTTAATCCTGGTGGTGGAGGTGGTGGAGGTGGTTCAATGACATCATTAGGTTCAGCAAGTGGTGGTGTAGCATTAGCACCTCCAAGTTCGGGAAGTACACAATTGAATGCAGATGGAACGATTAAGGCAGCTATGGGTAATTCTCAACCAACAATCAAAGCGGTAGTAGTTGAGACAGATATAACTAAATCTCAGAAGAGAGTGAACACAATTGAAGAAAGAGCAAGTTTATAATACACAAAAAATAAAATATTTATACTTAATAATATGGATAAAGAGTTACCGATTTATAGAATGATTATTGATCCCGACAAAGAAGATTCGGGAGTGGATTACATCGCCTTAGTTGATTCACCTGCGATTCAAGTTAATTGGTTTGCATTTGACCACAAAGAGCAGTTCGCAATTAACGAGGAACGAAAGATAATCGTATCACCTGCAATGATTCCCGATTTACCGATATACAGACGTAACGAGAAGATGGGTGAGTTCTATGTGATCTTCGATAAAGAGCAGATTAACATCATGCAGGAGAAGTTCATGAGTAAGAACTACATCAATAATGTAAACGAGATGCATGATGGTTCTAAGAAGTTAGATGGTATCATCATGAAAAATTCATGGGTATCAGATGAATCGATGGGAATCAAAGCACCGGAGATGTTTAACGATCTCCCTGATGGTACATGGTTCATATCTTATAAGTTCCAGGATGATGAGATGTGGAATGAGTTTGTAAAGAGCGGTAACTTCAAAGGGGTATCTGTAGAAGGTATGTTTGATTTAGTTCCTTATAAGGAAACTTTTGAAGAGCAATTCTTAAAAATATTAAATGAAATTACACAATACTAAATTTAACTATACTTATATATAAAAAACAACATGAATCTAAAAGAAGGAATCGAAAAATTGAAAGGTCTTATTGAGAAATTCAATGTAGAACCTATTGTAACAACAGAACAATCTTTTACTGAAGCTAAGTTGATGGATGGTGTAACTATCATTCAGTATGATGCTCCCGAATTAGCACAAGGTGTAGCGGTTAATGTAGTAACAGATGAGGGAATACTTCCGATGCCTGATGGCGAGTATGTAATGGAGGATGGTTCTAAGTTAGTTGTAATGGGTGGACTTGTAGCAGAATATGAGAAAGCTGAAGAAATGCCCGAAGGCGAAACAATTGCACCGGTAGCAACAGAACCAACAACACCTGCAACAGGAGAAATGGAAGAGACAGCACCAAAGCGAGTTATTAAGTCACAAGTTGAAGAGCATATCTTCTCTTTAGAACTTGAAGGATTCGAACCAATAAAGGTAGATTTCAGTTCTATGTTTAAGTCATTAGTTGATGAGAACAAAGCATTGAAAGACATCAACAAAGAGATGTTCGGAATTGTTAAGGCAATCTCTAACGAACCATCAGTAACACCAACAGAAAAGGTTAATAAACCATTCTCTGTAAAGGAGCAAAGATCATCTTTCAAAGCTGATATATTACGAATTGAAAAAGAATTAAACAAATAAATATTAACTAAATAAATTTAAACAAATGGCTGGATTTACAGTTTCCGATTTAACTGACTACGTTAGAGAAAACGCAGACAGAATTTACACAGCAGCAATCACACAAGCTGCAACATTACAATATCCTGGTATCAATATTATCGCAGGTATTAAGAATGCTGAATCAATTATGAACTTCACTAATGTATCACCTCTACAGGCAGGTGGGGTGTGTTCATTTAATGCATCAGGTTCTTCAGTATTCTCTGATCGTGTATTGACAGTAACTAAGTTAAAATGGCAAGATACTTTTTGTCCTGAGACATTAGAAAGTAAGTTTTTATCTACGAAATTAATCGCAGGTTCTAACTACGATTCTTTGCCTTTCGAAAAGTTAATCGTTGATCAAGTTGTTCAAAACATTACTTCAGGTATGGAGCAATTAGTATGGCAAGGTGATACTACTTCAACAGGTAACCAAGTATTGAAGCAAATGAACGGATGGTTGAAAGTAATTGATGCAGCATCTCCAGTGTACGCAACAGCAACAGCAGCTATCACTACTTCAAATGTTATTGCTATCTTTGATGATGTTTATGCTAAGATTCCGGTAGCTTTATTGGCTCGTCCTGAGTATCCATTAGTAGCATTCTGTGGATGGGATACATTCCGTAAGTTGATCATCGCTCTTAAAGATGCTGATAATTTTAACTTCAATGTAAACACTACAGATGCATACAAGACTGGCGAGATTACACTACCAGGTAGCGGATTGATGGTTAAAGCTGTTCATGGTTTGAACAACATCGCAACATCTCAAGCTAAGTATAATGATCGTATTGTTTGTACTTATCCTCAGAACATGGTTTATGGAACTGACTTAGCTAACGAATATGAAGAAGCTAAATTTTGGTATTCACTCGATGATCAACTAGTACGCGGTAGTATCAAGTGGAAAGCAGGATGCGAAATAAATTTTGGATCCGAGATTGTGACTTACAAAAATTCTTAATTAATCGGGAGAGGGTAACACCTCTCCCTTAAATACTTATAACAAATGGCTTGTATAATAATTAACGGAGTAGAAATCGATTGTGCTGATGCAATTGGTGGAGTAGCTGAGATTTATCTCACCGAGTACACTAATGTTCCTCAAGCGAACATCACAGCAGCATCAGGAGTTATTACTGCAATGACTTGTTCAAGTGGTAAAAAGTTTTGGACATTCCAATTAGAGAAAGAGAATGGTCAATTCATGTCTACACCTCAAAGAAGTGTTGAGAATGGTACATTATTTTATGACCAATCTGTTACTTTTACTTTGAAAAATAAGATGACTGCTGCAAGAAGAAACGCATTGCATATCTTATTACAGAATCGCTTAATGGTTATCGTTAAAGATAACAATGGAACTTACCAATTGATTGGACAAGTTTACGGAGCAGATGTAACAGGTGCAGAAGGAACAACAGGAAAAGCATTCGGAGATATGTCAGGATATACCATTACGATAACCGGAAAAGAGAAAGATCCTGCTAACTTTGTAACACCTGCATTACTAACAACATTAACAGTACCTGCTTAACCTTTTTATTTCATAGTTTTAGGGTTTAGAAAAAGAGGAGTGAATCGAAAGGTTCGCTCTTTTTTTTATTTAATAGTTAGTTCTTCTCCAGTTAGGGCAAAGTAAAGGTTTTGGAGTTGGTGAACGTATTTGCAATTATTAGAAATAACAATTAACCATTCATCTTTTAATATCATAAATTGATTTCTACTTAATTCGATTGTAAATAGATTGTAATCTTGTCCATCAAATCCGAACTTAATCAACCATTCTTCTGTTAGTGGGATTGGTTCTAATACACTATAATCGTAATCAATCGGTAGGCATTCTACTTGAACGTCTATGGATTCTATATCAACCCAATTCCCAATTCTTAATTCAGCAGCTTTCATAATTTTATATTTTTACAAATATAGAAAAATTTACACAAAATGACATTTTCTTATACTTATAAATGATGTTTGTAATCACAAAGAATACTAATACTAATTTGATCTGCACATTGCAGGAGAAAGTGACTTTAACAAGTCCTTACTACTTATTCGTGTTTACTAATGATGTAACCGATGTAAGTGTTACTTTCTTACAGTCAAACATTAGCACTCACCAGGAAAGATACGATGAGTTTATACTAACAGAAACAAGCGGAACAATAAACTACTCAAGCGGAACAATTGAATTGTTACCATTGGGCAGTTGGACTTATAAGATATACGAACAAGCATCGAGCAGCAATCTGATTGAAGCTAATGCAGGTAAATTATTAGAGATAGGAATGGCTAAGGTAATCGGAACAAACGAATCTTACTCAACCTATAATGGTCAGGATATAACATATAAAGTACATGAGCGAAACCAGTAACGTATTATACATCAAGTTTGAGAATCATAAAGTTCCCGAATTTAAAGAGGTAAAAAATAAGGAGTACATTTACTTCGGTGAGGATAATAACTATCCCGATTACCTTATAGAGTTATATCTAAGATGTGCTAAACACAATGCTATTATCAATGGTAAGACTAACTACATCTATGGTGGTGGTTTGGTAACTGATGATAAGACATCGACAGTTACTCAGAAAGCAATTACTCAGAAGTTTATTAGTAAGCTGAAACCTTTCATCAATGATATGATTAAGGATTTCGAGTTATTTAATTCGATTGCAATCGAAATAATTTATGATAAATTGGGGAAAGAAATCGCTGATTTCGCATATATGCCGATTAGTAAGATAAGAACCAATGCAGATGAATCAGTATACTTCTATTCAAACGATTGGAAGCAATCGAAACAAACAGAAGAAAAGACTGGATTCAAAGAGTTAGAACCATTCGATTATGAGAACAAAGTTAAGGGTAGTCAGTTGTTCGTGTTTAAGCTGAAATCACCAAAGAATGGAGTTGATAAGAATGTATATGGTATACCTAATTATATCGGAGCAACATCTGCAATAGAGACAGACATTGAGATATCTAACTTCCATTTGAATAACATCAAATCGGGATTCAGTATGGGACAGATTATCTCGTTCAACAATGGAGTTCCTCCAACAAATGAAGCAAAGAAGGAGATTGAAAGACAGATAAAGCAGAAAGCTACCGGAACAGATAAAGCAGGTGGGTTAGTGATTACGTTTAATGCATCTCAAGACAATGCACCAACAATACAGTCATTCAGTCCGAATGATTTAGATAAGCAGTTCATTGAGATAGGCAAACGAGTTGATCAGGAGATATTCACATCTCACAACATTGTTAGTCCAGTATTATTCGGAGTAGCAACAGAAGGAGCATTAGGGCAGAGGAATGAGATGTTAGATGCGTATGAGTTGTTTCAATCAACATACATTAGTATCAGACAAGGGATACTTGAGGAGATCATCAATTATTTCTCTTCTTACTTTGGGATTGCTAACTATATCTACTTTAAGAAATCAACACCGATAAAATCATTACTACCTGATAGCATTATTCAGAAGGTATATGATGCGTATCCAGTTGAGCAGATTATCGATATGATGGGATTACCTCAGATTGATAATAGCTATAAAACTGCGATGTCAGTTGAAAAAAAAAAGTGTGAACATCAATGGTTCGATAACATCGGAATAAAGGCATCTGATTGTACCATCTTATACGAAAGAGATTATGAAGGGCAGAGCGATGAGGATTGTATTGAGACATTTAAGAAAGAGAAATTTGCTGAAGAATTACTGACTAATGAGAAAGCTATTATAGACCTTTTTGGGAAGGATATACTAACACCGAGTGAAAGTATCGCAAAGGTGTTAAAGATTAGCACAAAGGAGGTAAATGACATCATTACATCATTAGTTGAGAGGGGTTATTTAAGTTCGGGAAGTGAACCAACAAAGAAGGGTGAGAAAGCAAGTGAAGATTCAAAGACTGACAATATCGAAGTAAAGTATCGTTATGGATGGAGAGCAGGATTCGATGCAAAAGATAAAAAGAATAGCAGAGAGTTTTGTGTTGATATGCTGAACAAAGATAAGTTATATTCACGATCAGAGATTGAAACATTAAACAATGAACAGGGATTAGATGTGTGGGAATCGAGAGGTGGATGGTGGAATAAAGGCGGTGTAAGTGTTCCATTTTGTAGGCACATATGGAAACAAATAGTAATAAAAACTAATTAAAATGGCAGAAATATTATTCATTTCAGAGCAGTACATTAAAGATACATCCTATATTGATGAGAATGTAGATATTAAGTTATTGCGTTCAAGTATCTTAGAGACTCAGGACATCCGTATATTATCTATATTAGGTACAGCTTTATACAATGACTTAAAGAGTAAGATATCTAATAATACTGTCAATTCAACAACAGGGTATAAGACATTATTAGATACATATATTTCACCTGCTTTAAAGTATTGGGTGTTACATGATGGAGCGTATATCTTACAATATAAGATAATGAACAAAGGAGTAGTTACTCGAAGTTCTGAGAATGCTGAAACAATCGGAGTAGCTGAGTTAGATAGATTAATGGCATTCTTTAAGGATAGAGCAGAGTTCTATTCTGATCGTATTACCAGGTTCTTATTAGAGAACGATACTACCTATAAATTATACAATGATGCAGGGAATGGTATCGATACAGTTCAACCGGTGGTTAATAATTTTACGCAAGGGTGGTATTTAGGGGAAGGTCTGAATAGTTATGGATTAGATATTGATTATGGTAAACTTAATAACTGTTAGATGAAAAGAGACATATCTAAGAAGGTAGAGAAAAAAGTTAAGGACTATTTTATAAAGAAAAAGAATGACATTAAATCAAATAGTTCAGCAGCTTCAAGAAATAGCAAATAATCACCTCCAGGTTAATACATGGGGATTCGGTGACATTTGGGAAATAGCTGCAAGTGGTGACATTCAATATCCATTAAATTGGGTAACATTAGAAGGTGTTGATGTATCTACTTCTGCAAAAACTGAGACTTATAAGTTCTCTTTGCTGTTTATGGATGCTGTAAAGAATGGCGAAGTGAACGAGACAGAGGTACTATCAGATCAGTTGAGTATTGCAAAGGATTTCTTAGCACAATTGAAGCATCCTTCATACGATTGGAACTTCCAGGATAACGTAAGTACATTGGAAGATTTCACAGAGAGATTCGTTGATAGTGTATCGGGATGGAAGATGAATATATCATTTGTGCTACCATTCACGAGTGATAGATGTGCAATGCCATATGTGGGTAATGTATCACCGAGTGCAGTCTGTCCAGTTGTAACGATATACAGTTCAACCGGAACGATCATTACAACAGTAGCAGCAGGAGGAAGTTATACAACATCAGCAGGAAGCTGTGGAGGAAGTTATCAGATATATGTGAATGGAGTATTGAATCAGAGTGGAACATCAACAAATTTAGTAACTGAAATATTTAATATAACAGCACCATAATGGACATAAATTTAAACTTACCTACATTACCTACAACTAATCAAAAGAATGCGTTAGATGGAGCAAATTCGCCAAGTACATCGAATGTATTTGTTACTGCTAATGACTTAGCTTTGAAAGTTCCTTATACTGGAGCAAATGCAAATGTAAACTTAGGAGAGTATGAAATTAAAGCAGGTCAATTAACTTTAGATATTACACCAACAGGAACTGCTGCCGTAGGTACTACACAATGGAATGATTCAATAGGTAGTTCAGAAACAACCTTAAAAGGTGGAACTGTTATACTAAAAAATGGCGTTGATTTAGTTGCAAGAATAGTGAACAAGGTAACACCAAATACTACATTAACAAAAGCGAATTATCAAGCGGTAAAAATAAGTGGTGCAACAGGACAAAGATTGTCAGTTGATTTAGCACAAGCAAATATTGATTTAAATAGTGCCGACACAATCGGTTTGGTATGTGAAACAATCGCAACAAACCAAGAAGGATTTATTATTACAATGGGGCAATTGTTAGGAATAAATACAACAGGAAGTCTGCAAGGCGAAACATGGGCAGATGGAGATGTATTGTATCTAAGTCCATCAACAGCAGGAAGAATTACGAATATTAAACCAACAGGTGCGACAGGTCATATTGTAGTTATGGGATATGTTGAATATTCACACGCAATAAATGGAAAAATTTATGTGAAGATAATGAACGGTTGGGAATTAGACGAACTTCACAATGTATATATCAATCCAGGTACATTAGCAAACAATAATCTTTTGGCATATGAAAGTACAACAGCTTTGTGGAAAAATAAAACTGCTGCAAATTTAGGGATTGCTGAATTAGCATCACCTACATTCACCGGAACAGTTACATCACCTGCAATAATATTAAGTTCAGAGACAGCGAGTACAATTGCATCGTTTGATGCGAGTAAAAATATTAAGAGTTTATCGACAGCAACATATCCATCTCTTTCAGAACTTGCTTTTGTTAAAGGAGTAACAAGTTCAATACAGACTCAGTTTGATAATGTAGGAGAATGGATTCAGTTAGGTGGTACTACTTTTAATCCTGCCGATTCTACAACCTACAACTTTGGTTTAAATGTTCAACTTGCACCAGGTACATCAACAGCAGGAAGAGAATTTACATTCATAAGAACCGGAACAGTAACGAGATTTGTATTTACAACTTTTATGGCAGGTAATGGAACAAGTGAAACAATTGCAGTATCACTAAGAAATATAACAACAGCAACAGATAATTCAATCGGTAACATCACAATGGATGCAGGATCAAATGGTACAGGAGTGTTTAATTTTACACCATCAATAACAATAGCTAACACAACAGATAGATATACCATTAAATTTGTTACACCTGCATGGGTAACGAATCCGACTGGTGTTTATAGTAACGTACGATTATTTAATAAATACTAAGATGAATACATACACATACAAGTTACAAGGAGATGGTCGAGATAGTTGGAAAGTAGAAACACCCGAAGGGGAAATCTATATGGTTTACGAAGACCCTACAAAAATAGAATCACTTGAGGAAAAAGCTATTCGTTTATCGAATGAATTGAATGAAATTATAAATCAATTAAAAAAATAATCTCTCCGTTATGAGTTCAACATTATTAATCTCAATTTTACTTTCAATTGTCGCTTTTGTAGGGGCATCAATGGTTAAACAATTAATGAAGATAGCTGAAGCAGTTCAGCAGATTCAAGTTGATATGAAGGTTTTAGCAAATGACCATTCAAATTTAAAGACTGACCATCACGAATTAAAAAGTAGAGTTTCTCAATTAGAATTGAAATGAATAATATAAGCGAACACATCAGCTATAATGAAGCAACACAATCACCGACTGCTTTAAGATTTGGAATTGAAAATACACCAACAGAACACCAGTTGTTTACAATGAGAATTGTTGCGAATACTTGTTTTGAACCATTACGCAAATGGTACGGAAAACCTATTAAAATTAATTCATTCTTTAGATGCACATTACTCAATCAGAAGGTAGGAGGAAGTTCTACATCGAGTCATACAAAAGGTGAAGCGATTGACCTTAGTGCAGGTAGTAAGGATGAGAATAAAAAGTTATTCGATTGGTGCAAAGCTAACTTAGTTTATGATCAGCTTATCAATGAATATGATTATACTTGGATACATATCTCTTTTAGACAAGGTCAGAACAGAAATATGGTATTGGCAATTAAGTAAAATCTAATAACAACTGCCATGAAGTTATCCCATTAGGAAACCTGTTAATTCAGGTACTCGATTAAACACGTAGAAAAAATATCTCAAAGATATGAATAAATTTAAGGAAGCAATTGACAATCTTCTAAATTCTTTTAAGACTCATGCAGGTGGATATTCCGCTCGTAAACTTTCTGCATTTGTAGTTATTATTATGGTCATATCTCTACATATTAAATGGTTTAATTCAGATAAGTGGGAATATGTCGGTGAGATATTGGCATTAGATTTCGCTTTCGTTTCCGTTGCTTTGGGGATGACCACATACGAAGCAATAAAGAAAAATAGTACACCTAAAGAATAATAGTCTACATTTGCTTAAACCAATATAAAAACATATGGGACATTTTAAACGAGTATTCTTCGATATTGAAACATCCTATATGACAGGTTGGTTTTGGAGACCATCATTTAAAACATCTATAACATATGACCAGGTACTTAACGATAGTGCAATTATTTGCATTTGTTATAAGTACGAAGGTAGTCCAAAAATATACCATCTAAAATGGGATAAAGGATGTGACAAAGCAATGATTAATAAATTTGTAAATGTCATTAATGATGCAGATGAAGTAGTTGGTCATAATTCTGATAAATTCGATTTAAAGTGGATTAGAACACGATGCCTAATTCATGGTCATAAGTCATTACCTGAGTTTAAATCTATCGATACGTTAAAGATTTCACGCCAAAAATTCAATTTCCCATCTAACAGATTGGATGCAATAGGCAAGTATTTAGGATTCGGAGGAAAGAAAGATACAGGAGGTATACAATTATGGCATGACATTATCCAAAGAAATAGTAGTAAAGCAATGACTAAGATGATTGAATACTGCAAAAGAGATGTTGAACTATTAGAAAAGGTATATCTAAAAATGGAAGGATATGCTAAGCCAAAGACACATATTGGAAGATTTATGGATAATGATTCCTGTTCATGTCCGAAATGCGGATGTGAAAAAACTTATCTAAATAAACGTATTATTTTAGCAAGTGGATCTGTTCTTGCGAATATGCATTGTCAGGAATGTAAAAAATACTTTTCAGTTACTAAATTTGTTGATGTTCCACTCTGATTCAATACTCCATTCACATATATCTGATAACTTCCTCCACAGCTTCCTGCTGATGTTGTATAACTTCCTCCTGCTGCT